TGAACACACACGTTTGTCCAAGCAACAATGCAGGGCTTGGACCGTTCGTGGTGGGTTTGTTAAAGTCGAACACAACGTGCACCGCAACAACCATGACATCAAGGTTAAGGTTTGCCGCACAATACAATCTGCTCAGCCTGAGTTCATAGCTCTAGTTGGGCCAGCCATCATGGCACTCCAAGACAAGATAAAACGCGATTTCAACCGCAACAACTTCGCCTGTTTCACATCAGGTGTAAGTGCGGCAGATGTCGCCAAAGTTCTCACTAGTATCCACGGTAATATAGTTGAGAACGACGTAACAGCATGGGATGCTAGTTACAGTGAATTCTTGTGTGTGCTGGAAGTCCAAATCTGTCAAATGCTCGGTCTGCCCAAAGCGACCATACAGCTCATGAGAGCAAACATCAATACTCGTGGTGTCACAACCCATGGTGTACGATATAAGAGGCGAGGCATGCGTAAGTCGGGCGACCCGTATACCTCATTACTCAACTCACTCATGAACATCCTTCTCCACTGCTACATCATCCACACCCAAACCAAGTGGAGTGTTGCTAAGATGCGAAGATGTGTTAGACTTGTCGTCCAGGGGGACGATGCTGTGTGTGTTATTGCTCACACACGCTTTGACTTCAAAACCAAACTGCTCGCCCTCGGGTTCGAGGGCATCGCCATCTGGCGCAACTCGTATGATCGTGTGGAGTTCTGCTCCATGCGGCTGTACCCTGTGCACGGTGGTTGGTGCTTTGGACCCAAGGTCGGGAAAGTTCTCGCCAAAGCCGGGTTCTTTTTGGACCCGCCGATGGATGTGCACCCCCGGACACTCGTTCGTGGCACTGCACTTGGCTTGCTGCCTTGTGCTTCATTCATCGAACCGCTCCGCATTTACCTGGAGCGTGTTCTTCAACTCACCGGCGACGCTGACGATCGCGCCGGGGGCCGCGAGGAGTGGCAAATGACCCTCTCGGCCTGCACACCCAGCCTTGACACGGCTGTGTTCCTCGCAGACACATATGGTTGGACACAACCGATGGCTGCAGCCTTTTAACGCGAGCTCAGGGAAGCTTCGCTAGGCTGCACGACCATCGGATTAGTGTTCCGAC